CCATAGAACCTACGACTTTGTAGGTATATCCATTTTCTGTTAAGAAGTTAGCGAATTGTTGAAACGCTTTAGATTTCTTAAAAAGTATTGTTACTTTTTTATCCATCTTTTACCATCCTTCCTTACATTATTATTGTATCACATTGTGATATTAATAGTCAAAATGACTATAATTATTTGTTTTCTAACTCTTTTATTTGTTTTGCTAGTCGATAAGCTAACTCTTTATCTACAAACTTTTTAGTTATAGATAGCACATCTTGGTGCAAGTTATACGCAATTAGAGTATCTATTGCGTTTTTAATTTGATTTAATTCAGCTGCGTTTTTAAACTTCAGCTTTGATAGTATTAATGCAGTTGCCATTTATTCTCCTTCCTTAAATGAAGCAACTTCTTTGTAAAGCTCTCCTTGCCAAGCTTTAGCAGTATCATACGCATCTGAATAATGAGTTGGTGCGGTAACTTTAATAGTTCCTTCTTCCCAAAAAACTACTCTGTATTTTTCATCCATTATTTCTCCCTTCTAACTAACTACGTAACTTACTTGATAAACATTCGCCATTGCTTTTGCAACTTGTGTAAAGTAGAATTTAAAATCCTTAGCTGGCACATTGTAAAAATCCATCTTCACAACATCGCTTTTTACACGCTCTTGTATTTTTTCATCAGCAACGAATAAGAAATCCATGATTTCATCCATCTTGTATTCCATAACACCTTTTTGACCAGCAACATTATATTCAACTGCAAACTCATCATTAATGTTAATTTTGTCTGTTTCATCAACAAACGTTTTTAACCATTCTTGAAACGCCATTTTTTACCATCCTTTTTTAACTTACATAATAGATTATAGTAACTGTATCACATTGTGCAACACAATTAGAAGAAAATTATTTTGTTATACGAGTTCTTTTTGATAAGTAGTTTGTTGGATAATGAAGCCGCCAGAATCTTTAAACTCTCTGACTTTACGTAAAGCTTCTGATTCAGAACTAAATTCATAGTTCCATACACGACCAGTAAGCTCTACTGCTCTAACTACATACACGTTTTGTGTTGTCATAGTACCTTTATTGTATCACAATCTGCGATTAAGCAGCTTTTTTGTTATAAGTTTTTTGTAAGTAACTAAGTTCAAATGCTTCTTTAACTGGTAAACCATAATCTATTAATCTGTCAGTCACACAATCTCTACATTCGCAGTTATCTTTATATTGGTGCGTAGCTATATATTGATACTGACCTGCTAAAGCATAACTAGCTATTGCATCTTTTTTTAATTCTTCATCGTAAGCTGCAAGGTCAAATATTTCTAAACCTTCTGTAACTTCTGAACCAATGTTCATGTTCATAATTTCTGCTCTAGCTTCATTAGCAGCTGCTAGCCCAATGTACTTTAACTCTGGAGATAAATAGTTATCTGATTGTGGTATTGGCGGGTAGCCATCTAAATCTTCTGCGTATATGCCTTGTAAATCAGTTATCATACTTCCTCTATAGGGTAAAAGTTTTTGATTTTTGCAGTACCTTTTGTATTATCTTCTTCAACAACATAAGTAACTTCTAGTGTTGCAATACCTTTAGTACCTTCTTTGTAATATTCTTTGTTCCAAGTCAAATCACTTTTTCTTGCTTTTTTATCTTGCGCCCAAAACTCTGTAATATCTTCTGGGTAATACTCATCTGTATTTAAGAATTTAACTAATGCTTTGGTTTTACCAGTAAACAATGTCTGACCTTCTTTGGTTTCTATAATTGCTTTTTCTTGACCATAAAATGCTTGTTCTTTGTAATAGTATTTACTGATTGTAACTTCTGTAGTAATCTCGCCAACTTCTAAAGCTGGTACATTTGCTTTGTTAATAAGTTTTGCAAACGCATCAACTTCTTGTTGCCAGTCCTCTAAACATAATTTTTCTAAGAATGCTATTTGCTTTTCTGTTAAACCGAACTTAGCTTTGTCATATACATCGCTAATCAATAAGTTTTCTCGACTGAAGTATTCTGCTGCTTGTGATAACTGCGGATAATCTGTTTTAAATTCTTCTACAGAATCTAAATAAGCTTGTTGTATTTTTGCACGTTCTCTTGCTTTAGCTGCTTGAAGTCTTAGTGCTTCATAGTTAGAACCTTGATGTACCATTTCTGCACAATCTGTACCTGCGTTAAACTTACGTTTTTCGTTAGGATAATTGAAAACTACTGGGTACATAATAAAACTACCGCAGAAGAAACAGTTAGTACCCGAATATTCTGTATCGTACATGTACTTATGAGTCATAAGGTCGTTGTACTCGAACTTTGTAAGTTCGTATTTTTCTAAAACCTCATTTCTTCTGAAAGCTGATTTTTCTTTTTTCATACAATATTATTGTAGCACTTTGTAATACAATGTGTAAAGTTTTTAGATTTTTTTTCTATTACCTAAAACGTATGCTCTTACTAATTGCTGCAATGCAAAACTTCTCTGCTTCATTGACATTCTAAAATCTAATACATCGTGATGAAAATGACATAGGAACGCAACGTTGTCTAAGGTGTCATTAGATATTGCGCCACCCATGCCAGCTGCTTTGATGTGTGCCATGTCAGTACCACGACTTGTACACTCTGCCCATTCACATATCCCTTTAGATTCTAAAACAACTGCTTCTCTTAAAAGTTTTCTACGTGTTGCTCTATCTTTTGGCGGCACTCCACCATAAGGATATGTGGACTCGGTCAATCTGTGCCTTCTGGTTTATAGTCTTGTCCAGCATCTAAATAATCTTCTTTAGTAACAACTATCTGAATGTTAAACATAGGATGTATCAAGTTTAATTTTTTTTCTACCATCTTTGCTGCTTCTTCTTTGTTGTTTGCTTTAGCAGATATTCTGCCAGCTAAATAAACATCAAATGTTTTTAGTGTCATCTTTTTTTTCCTTTCTACAAAATTGGCATATATACAATTTGTATTCGCCACTATAATTTGTGTCAATCCAAACATGACCATCTTTTTTACAGTCGTGTGTGTTGACTGGTGCTTTTTCTTTTATCTCATTTTTAAGAGTTGTCCAGTTACCAGATATAGCAGTTGGACTTATCCTTGCGCCCTTCCAGTTTTTTTTGTAGTGCTTTATCGCAGCTGCAACTTCTTCTGGTGTTGCATTAACTTTACGAAGTAATCCGCATGCTTTATTAACTCTACCTTTTTCTGTATCGGTCATACTGTCATCTTCCCAGTTATACCCTAAACCCTTACACATTTCCTCAAAAAGTAAATCACGTTTACGTGGTTTCTTTTTCACTATTGTTTCTTGGCTATGTTTAATGGCTTTGTTTTGTACGACATCAGCGCGTGACCCTTGCGACATATCCGCCATACCCTTACGCATATATGCGCTACCTTGCGCAATAGTGGCATGTAGGTAGTACATATTAGATGTATAAGCATCTGTATCTTCTAGGTATCTATGCTCAACTGTTACTGCGCCTATCTCGACCAGCTCTTCTAATGCACGCTGAACTGTCCTAACGCTACAGTACATATTCTTAGCTAGATAATTTTGTGATGGATAACATGCGTTAGTTTTCTCATCAGCTCGCCTTCTTAATATGCAATACAATCTTATAGCGTTAGCACTTACTGGTGCAAACAATATTGATTCTGGAAGTATTGCAAAATACTCTGAAGCTTCGATACGCTTTTTCATATAGCCAACGCCTTCTGCTCTCCATTTTCTACTGGTTTACTTATTAATCTAAAAGACCATTTTTTGTTTGGATGATTCTTAGGTTCTATTGTTTCTATATCCCACCCATCATCTCTTAGATTATAAATTAACGCGCCATATCTTTTGATTCTTAAATCATAAGTGAACTCATCTCCAGTAACTTCTTTAAAAGTATCTAAAGCCCATTTAACTTGGTCTAGTTGACTGACCTTCTTATAAGCCGAAGATGTCGGCACTATTTGTCCACGAAATGTTATCATTTTTTACCATCCTTAGTTGTTTATAGTTTTATATTTATCTGTGTTGATTATAGTTTCTTTTTTCCATAATGGTTTGTTACCTAAAACGTAATCTGGTTCTGGTAAGAATCCATTACCATTCTTTGTTCTTTGAATCCAAACATAAACTGTTCTTAATTTAACATTGAATATGTCTGCAATATCTTTACACGTTAAGAAATCCATAATTTACCACCGCCTTTCATTGGATTATTTTTATTATAACAAGTGTTGCATATAATGCTACATTGTCTATAATTTATTACATGACATTAGAAGATATAAAAAAGAATCTAAATGCTATTGCTAATAGCATGATGGAGAATCCAAAAAAACAAGTAGATAGCAGCGTAGTTTTATTATTAACAATCGCTAGCACTCTTGTTTTAATGATGGATGAATTAATTAAAAAAGAGGATGGTAAAGATGAATCAAAAACAATATCAGAAGAAGAGTAGTTTTTTAGATAACTACGTTAAGGTTGATGACCTTATAAAACAAATGAATGAAAAATATCCAGAAGGTCGTTTAGTATCACAAATAGTTGATGTATCAAGCGACTATGTTATTTTTAAAACTGAATTTTATGAGAATGCAGAAACAAACATAATTAAATGTACTGGACACGCTAGACAAAATAAAGATGACCATAATAGTTGGTTTGAAAAATGCGAACAGAAATCTCGTGGTCGTTGTCTTAGAGTTCTTTTAGGTTCAGAAGTAACCTATGAAGAAATGCAAGATGTACCAGAAGCAGATTTAAAGACTAACACGCAAGCAAGCAGCAGCACTAACAATGCTTCTGAAGAAGCTGACTCAACAAATTCAACAAATCCTTTCGTTGATATACGTACTAATGACATGTTGAGTACCAACAAGGAAGGTGCAGATAATAATGCAGTCAAAACCTTGCAGAAAATTCAGAAGCACGTTAGTGGAACTGACTTACTTAGATTACTTAATGATGCCTTAGCTGAAGCTTATTTAAACCCAGTTAAGACTCTTGCAAGCGCAAAAGAGTCAATTAACAATCTAACAGATGCAGATGTTGCTGAATTAAATGAAATACTTATGCGTAAAGAAATAAGTTATACTGCATAAACAGTCGTTGTTAGGTTTTCCTAAAGACTACCATCCTTAGACACCTAACAATCAGTTGGACTAGCAATAGCTCAACAATAAGAAAGACCGCCATAAAGGCGGTTTTTCTTTTTATATTGTACCCCTACAATATGATTTCACGTATGCGTGTCCTTCACAATCTATTACTTTCGTAACACTCGTTTAGTACCAAAATAAAGATAGAAAGTTTTACTTTCTTTTATTATTTCGACCAGCGCTTTACTGGCTTAGTATGAGTATAACAAAATTTTTTTTTATTGTAAATTGATAGTTTAGTTGTGCATGCTTCGTAAGCGCAAAACCGCTCATCGTAATTTTTTTTAGGTTTTCGACCTTTTACTCCACGCCTACGTGCATACAACGACATCTATCCTTTAGGTATGTTGTTACCCCAACTATTAGGTGCATCTTCAATAGCGTTCTGTAAAAACGATATTGCAGCAGATAAACCACCAATAACTGCTGCGTAAAGAATCTCTGATTCACTACCTAACATTAAGTTACCAGCAAGTCCACCTAAGAACCCTTGTACAAAAGTTCTAGCTGCTCTAATAGCTGCATTTTTCCAATATGACATTACTTCTTCTCCTTTAGTCCTAATCTGACCGCTGGATATTCTACTGTTGTCCATCCCTTTTCTGGATGCACAAACATTAATCGCTGGGTCGGTTTACCTTGTGCCGCTAGATTTTCTAACGCATAATGGTTTGAACTCTCTGTACTGCCGCTACAACGTACTGTTATACCATTATATTCTTGTTGATAAATCTGATGCCAATGACCAAAAGCTACATCTTTAAAGTCTGGCATCTGTCCATCCATTGCCGCTGCCTTCCATCCCAATACCTTTTTACGCACTCCATAAAATGGTATTCCTAAAGAACCTCGAATCTGGTCGCCATGTATTAGTAAAGAACTGTAGTTGCCGATTCTATCTACTGCGAACCACCCTCTGTCGCCATCTGTGCCTTCGGGTATATCCCAAGTAATTCTTTTTTCATCTGCAAGTATTAGTCTTACTGTTTCGTAAAGAAATCTATCTCCATTATCTTCGTGATGATGTTGACCGAATTTTCCTAATCTACCATGATTACCAATAACACCGACAAAATGTACTTCTTCAAAATTAGCTAACATAACTCTTAAAAAGTCTGCCATCATAGTCGCGCCATTTTTAAATATTTGTCTATACAATCCAGAATCAACTAGCCATTGTTGACCAGCAAATATATCTGTACCTTCTATGATGTCGCCTAAAGCCCAGATATGTATTTTCTTTACTGGGTGTGAAGCTCTTTGTATGTTTGTAAGTTCTACAACTTTTTCTGCAAACTCTGCTACACGACCAGCTGCTATTTCTGTATTGTAACTTTTAGTAATTTTACCTAACTGCCAGTCCGACAAAACTGCTACTGCAACTTCCTCGCCTTTTTTTCTGGTGTCTTTTTTAGGTGCTTTTACTTTAGGTATATCAATATCAGCTATTGCATCTTTAACTGCATTAGTAACTGCAAGTTCTAAAGTTGCGGTCTTATCTCTTTCTTTATCAAGTTGTTGATGCAATCGTGATATAGTTTTTTTTAGTTCTTCGACCTTTAAATTTTGTTCAGCTTCTACTACGAAATCATCAAGCGACATTTTGACCTTCTAATCTTTCGACAATTAAGTCAAATATATATCTTTGTGAATATGTCCACCCTTTTTCTTTTTTAAGATACTCGCATAATGTTCTTATTGAAACATTAGGATTTGCTTTTTTATAATCAACAACTGCTTGTAGTTGTTTCGCGCCTTCTGGAGTTTTCCAGATTACTTCAGATTCTTTAGCTTTAACAAAATCATCTAAAGAATTTTGTATTTCTTTCTGACCTTCGACCATTTTTTTACCGCCTTTTTCGGTTGCTTCCATTTTGGTTTATCACTATGAATCCACTCATACATCGGAGTTCCGCAACATTGTGTTGGTTTGTGGTCTTTATGTCCAGTTACCATAATCTTTTTGTTATAGCGTTCTTCCATAATATCTACTAAACGTTCTAATGCTTTTTTAGCATTAGCGTTTGGGTAATCTGCTATTCCACCTAGCCATACAACACTTACAAATGTTTTATTTATTTGTGTTCTACCGCTATGTGCTGAATATTTACCAAAACCCCTTAGTTCGATAATTTCATCAGATACATTAGATATAGCAAAAGAATAACCTATATCATCCCATTTGTTTCTACCCATGTGGTCTTTTTGAATTGCTTTAAGGTAATTAAATACATCATCTATGTCTTTCATAGATGGACTTACCGCAGCGCCTGTATAGTGGACTGTTAGTCCTTTAACATACGACTCATTAATTGATGTGCTTTTTTTAGGGTCTAAAAGACCTGCACGTTCTCTACTAATGATGTCATACATTAATCATTATGATACCAGATGTAGTGTAGGATTCTAGTTTATCTACTAAATATTGTATTACCACTTAGTTTCATTTGCCCACCAAGCAGCAGACATTTTGCCTTTAGCTATATTCTTAGCATGCCTTTTTTTAAAAGAAGCTTTACGTGCTTTTTGTGATTTACTAGAAGGGTTTTTACCAGCGCCTTTTACACCTTGTTGACCATATCTAATTAATTTATATTTGCTACCTTCTTTAGCCATAACAACATGTGATTTAGTTTTATGATTAGGTGTTCTTTTGGGTTTATTAACACCTTTAAGGTTATTTTTTTTCATTTGTGCTTTTACGCGGTCTGGTGTTGCCATGTTACAAGTTTAATATATGTTAAGTAAAGTCCAAACATTTGTGACATATATCTGAATCTATGTCATCCCAGAATGGTTCTAAGCAGTTTTCACAATACTTAGTAAATATTTCATCCATTTAACTTAAATAACAATTCAGTAAAGTTACTCTCTAACATGTCTAGTTCGCTATTCATTTCTATGACCATAGCATCACATGCCCTTTGGTGTGATTTAATTTCTTCTATTGAATTAAAGACCCATCCAAAAGCGCCTATCATCGCCGAAAAAATAATAGGTGCTAAAGTCTTGGTGTCTATCTTTAGCGTTGCCAATTTGTTCTCCTACATCAAAACGTTTACAAGTGTTGCGATGGATATTCCCGCGATTATCCATCCATATATCTCCGCTCTAGTAGGTCTTGTATTTATATCTTTTTGAAGCTCATCTAATTTATTAAAAATTTTTTCTATGTCCATCATAATCTTTGCAGTCATTTCTTTTTGTGTGTAATTTTGGTCTGAATTATTCATTGTCGTTACAATTTCCACTTCCATGTTTGCAGTTGCAAATCTGGACAGTTGAACCATCTTCTTTTACATCACTAAAGCACATTAGTTTTTACCGCCGCCTAATGGACATGTGCTACACATTCCTGTACATAATCCGCATATCATGGTAAATCATCTTCTTTTAAATTCTCTAAATCAATATAGTCGTAATCCGACCAGTTATAAGCTTTACTATAATAATTACGATTTTCCCAATCGTAATCGCTTATTCTTTTAATAAGTTGATAAGCTTCTTTAAAAAAATAACCTAATAAAAACCCAATCAAATAATCCATGTTGGAGATTATATCATGTTATTTAAACTTCTTACGTTTCCAAAAATATTTAAAATAATTATTTACTATTGTTGTATTGTGTGATTTTTGTTGATGTAATTTGTATTCGTAATCATCTATCATGTTATAACTACTTTCCCAATTATCTCTTTTAAAAGGTATTATCTGCGCTATAGGTGTTCCTTTTTCTACTATGCCTGTGAAACCTTTTTTTAACCATACAGGTAATGAAAAATTAAATAAATATTCGTCACTATCAATAACAGCAGGTACAGCTTGAAAAACGTTGTCAGGATAAGCTAAAGCAGGTATAACTAATAAAGAGTAACCTTTTGGTGTTTCAGGAACAACTAACCAATTATATTTAATTACTTGTTCATAATAACCACTTGGTGTTTCCATTAAATGAGTAGTGTTACCATGTAATTCAAATAAATCATTATCCATTTTCCAAGTTAAATTAAATTCTTTTTCGTTCATTTCTTCAACGTTTATATCTGCTTCAAGTTCTACAACATAACCAATACTAAAAGCATCTAACATAGGTACACATTTTCTAAAAGTTTGATTAGTTAAAGCACCATTACCTATTTTCAAATTTTTTTCAGGATAAAACATAGGTGATTTTTTAAACCATTCAGGTAATTTATCTTTTGCAGATACAGGTTTATCTTGTATTTTAAAAGCGTATTTACCTATAGCGTTAAATTTAATTTTTTTCATTTTTAGTTTTATATGTTTTTCTAGTTGTAAATAATTCTACAAAATCATCTCTTACTTTATTATATTCTTCTTCTGTGCCTTTTTGTATATCTAATATTAATTTTTCATCTTCTCTTTTATAAATTAAAGCGTGTACTAAAGGCATGCCTGCTTTAATTTCAAAATTATCTTTTAATACTTCAAACACTAATTGAATGTAACCCCATTTGTCACCCTCAACAATTCCACTTAAACATCTAATATCTTTTCTAAAATGGTAGTAAGGGTCGGTATAAAGTATGTTATACCCATCAGGTATGTCAAAATAATAAGGCAATTTCATTTTTAAAACATCATTATTAACGTTTTTACCTAAATCCATTCCATAAGTCTGTTCAATACCATGTTTATTTACAAACTCTGTAACTGCGTCATTTTCTTGTATTCTTGATGTTATATCCCATTTTTGTAATATTTTTGTGCCATCTTCTGTATATTCAGTTTGAAAATAAAAGTTTGCCCAAATTGGTATAATAAACCCTGTTGTAACAATATCTTGAATAGCAGGACAATTTTTAGCAGTTAATATACTTTCACCTGAAAACGAACCATAATGAGTGCCTATTTTCATTTTTTTATACCATTCAGGTAGTGCTTTGTTAGCAACAATAGGTGGATATAATTCTAAAAATTTTTCATATTCTTTTCTTAAAGGTCTAACTTTAATCTTCATAATAATTTTTTATTCCATTTTTAAATGTGCCATATTGTTTTAAATATTTACTTCTATCTAATATTCTAAATTTTTTGTTTTCTTTTAAGTTTACATATTTTAATTTTAAATTATCTCTTTTGTAAGGCAAATAAACAGCTAAAGGTGTTCCTTGTTTAATTATAAATTCGCCATAATTTTTTATTAATATTTGTATATTAACAGGGTGTAACTTGTCTGTTCTTAACATACCAAAAGCACTTTCCCAATATTCGTTATAAGTATAAGGTGTTGGTAATTGATAACAGGAATAACCTTTTGGTGTAAATACTTTTAAAGGCAAATTAATCTTTAGTACCATTTTAAATTCATTATTTGGTAAATGTTTAATTAATTGCAAATCATTATGGTCTTGAATAGCAGGTAAACCATGTTCAGTTTCAAAAACCATTGGTGTATTCCATTCGTAAGTATTGTCACTATTAACTTTTATTAAGTAATCAACAGGTGCAGGAATAACATATCCGAATTTAAAAATATCAATAAAACTTGGGCAACTTTTAACATTTTTTAAATATTTTATATAATTAAAATTACTATTGTTATCTTCTTCAAATGTAATGTTTTTGTACCAATCAGGTATAAAATTTTTTAAAGGTTGTGGCATTAAACTTTTTTCGTTAAATAGAATATCGTTGTAAGTTCCAAAAACTATGTTACTCATTAAACAAATCCCATCTTTTTTTATAACTAATATTCATCAAATTGTTTATGAAAATATCGTCATTAATTTGTTGATACTCTTTTTGTGTGCCAATTCTTGTTTTAATTTGTATATTATCTGACCTTTTGTAAATTAAACCATGTATTAAAGGCGTTCCTGCCTTAATTAAAAATTCTTCTTTTTCTATTGAAAATGGGAACTCAAATACACCATGTTTATCTATTTCAACAATGCCATTCAAACACCTTATGTCATCTCTAAAGTGGTAAAAAGGGTCAGTAAAAAATATACTATAACCATTAGGTGCAATTATTTTAAAAGGGTAATGAAACTTTAATGTTAAATTATTTAAAGTTCTTTTAATATCCATACCATAAGTTTGTGGTATGTTGTGTTGACCTATATGTTCTGTAATCTTATCGTCTAAAGCTTCTGCAAGACTGTACTTCCAAACTTGTTGTACAGCAATATTATTTTCATAAATAGTTTTAAAAGCAAAATCAGACCACATTGGTATAATTATCCCACTTACTAAAGTGTCTTGAATAGCAGGGCATTGTTTTGCGCCAAAAGAGTTATCTACGCTAGTGACTGAATTAATTAATGTGTTAAGTTCATTTGATTTAGGGAAGTTTTTATACCACTTAGGTAATAATTGATTAGATAATACAGGTGGATATAATTCTAAAAGTTTTTCGTATTTTTTATTTTTTGGAATGACTGTTATGTTCATTCCTTAATCTTAACAGTTAATATTTATTCTGTCGGTGGTGCAGGATATTCTTCCCATGCTTCTGTTTCTTCATTCCACCAATAATCGCCATCAGGTTTTTCTACTGAACCTACCCAATCAGCAATAGTTGCATCTTTTACAAAACTGCTAAATGGTTTTGGTGGGTAAAATATATCACTTTCACTATCATAAGAACCACCTATTTGTGCATAATTTCCTCTAAATGCAGTACCACCATTAAGATGTTCGTTATTTCTAGTATTGTATGAAGTTCTTTTAACAGTTTTATTTTTTATATTTGAATAATATTCTTCCCAATTATTAAAATTATCAGGTAAAGTTTCTGTATCAGTTTCATCTTTACCAACAATAACTTCTATTACTTCGTTCTGTTCGTTTAATATTGCGTAATGTGCCATAATTTATACCTACGTTAAAGCAAATGATATGTCATCACTGCCTGCTGTTATGTAAACTTCTGTCCAACCATTGTCAGTGTTTATAAAGGTACTTGCTGATAAACCTGCACCGACAGTAATAGTTAATTCATTTCTAAACCTTAAATAAACTAATCCTGAACCACCTGCGCCACCTGCGCCATTTGCATTACCACCTCGACCTGCTTGACCTGTGTTTGCACTGCCTGCTGTTGCACCCCCCGCCGCACCACCAAAAGCATATTCAAATTGTGGGTGGTTAGACCAATCTAAACCTGTTCCACCTGCGTGACCCTGACCTGACGCACTTGGTGTGGTATTTGGCGAATAATTAGTTTTACCTGCGTTAGTAAAACCACCACCCCCACCACCATTTGCGGCTTGTCTTTGTACACCATAAGCGCCATCTTGACCTTGACCTGCTGTTCCTGAACCACCTGCGCCAGCTGCATTGTAATTGTAGTAAGTGTTAAATCGTGACCCACCACCACCACCTGAACCACCATTACCACCATTAGCAGAATTGCCCTCATAGTTATATGAACCTGAAGAACCATATCCACCACCTATAGCAGTGTGTGTGCCATCTTTGTAGACTAAAGTTGTGTTTGTACCTGAAGCGCCATTATTAGCTTGTGCGCCGCCACCTGCGCCGCCACCATTACCACCACCACCAATTGAAACAGCATAGTTTGTGCCTAAAACAAATATTTCGCCAAATCCTTTAATAAGTCCACCTGAACCACCACCTGCGCCTGCGTGACCCCCCCAACCGGGATGGTTTTTACCGCCACCACCGCCGCCGCCACCTGCAAGAACTATATAATCTAATTCGTATATATTTGCAGGCACTTCTTGGGTTTTTGACACATTAGAAGATTTATACCCTGATAAACCACCATTACTGATAGACTTAATACCCATTCTTACTCCTAACTTATCTCTGAACCAAAAGCTGAAAAAGTAACGTTTGCATCAGAAGCCCCAACACTCACTACATCTGTATCTCCTAATGTGATACCCAATGTAAGAGTTATAGTATCGTTTGCGCCAATGCTACTGTCATAAGCTAGATAATGTGAATCTGCTAATGTTGCGTTATCTGGTTTTACTGCGATTCTAAACGTATTAGCCGCAGCTTCTCTGTTACAAATAACGATAGTAGATATGACTGCTTCTGTGCTTGATGGAACTGCATATAAAGATACATCATTTGCTGAAGCATCTCCTACTTGTCCTAACACCTTATAAACGTTTGCCATTTATTTCTCCTATTCCTTTATGCGCCAATTAATAAAAATGGATGTATGTCTGCTGGTACTGATACTTGACTTACCTTTACTCTTTTAACTGCGGTTGCATCGGTATCATAAACTAACAATTCATCAGCAGCTACATCAACTGTGATTGAAGTACCATCTGTTGCGCCATTAATGTCAACTTCGATAGCGCCAGAACTGTAAGAAATACCATTGCCACCAGATAAGTATGATTCTACTAACGAATCTGCATAATAAAGATTTGTAGAACCCTCTGTTAAGTTATCTGTTGTCTTAGTACCTAAATCTGTATCAAATAAAGATGAAGAGTAATAAAGATTCGTAGAACCTTGTGTAATATCATCTGTTGTTCCAGATAATTCTGATAAATCATCCTTTGTTGCAACTTGTGTATCTACATAAGCTTTTATACTTTCAGATGAAGCTATATCTGTTGCACTAGCAGATGAAAAAGTGTCATCATCTTGTATGCTAGAACTTTCTATTGCGCCAAGTTGTGTCGCGGTCACGCTATGTGGGTTAGAAGTATCTGAAGTATGAGAAGTTAAATCTCCAGAAGTTGCTAAACCTGCTTCGCTTGCAGTTTGGTTAATCCATTCTGAACTTGTTGAATCGTAAGCTAAAACTTCATTGTCTGCTACTGAAGTAATTGTTACATCTGTTAATTCTGATATGGTATCTAAGGTTAATAATTGTGTGTCAACATAATTTTTTGTTGCAGCATCTCCGCTTGCAGTTGGTTCAGCTAAGTTTGTAATCTTTGCAGAACCTGCGTTTAAATCTTCCACTAAGGTAAGTGTGTGTCCAGTTTTTATGGTAACTGTAGTACCTGTCGAACCTGCTATTTGGTCAACTTGTAATTCACTCATAATATTTTACATTTTCCTTCTACTGCTAAAGTGTTAGTGTCCGCTATATCAACATCTCCTACTACCGAATAATTATAACCATCATTTGGTAAGGTTATGTTGCTATTTATAGTAGTTCCATTTTTGAAAAAACCATACTTCTTAACATCTTCTATACCCGCATCAATATTATTTAATGCAGCTTCACTAAGTGGTGTTACACCAGCTTGCCAAGTTTGTTGAGTATAATTAGCTTCAATATTAGCCAATGGTATCTGTCCTCTCTATCTGTATCGATTCTACCGCAGTTTTTGTACGACTGTATAAAACTCTTGCAAACATAATTCCAGAATCTGTAGTTGCTGATGCGCTGCTTCCACTAAAAAAACCTATTTCTTCTATTGTGCCTACTGCTTCTTCTGGTGCTACATAAAGATTAGTAATTGTAATTCCAGTACCACCAGCTATTTGTGATGTAACTGCTTTTCTAAAAGTTTCATTACCTAATGTAGTATCAGCAGTAGAAGGTGCAGTATTATCAGAACCTATACCGATATATTTAATTTCGCAGTCAATAACATTATTTCTTAAAGCTTCAGCTAATAAGTTTTTTCCAGCAGATGTAATTAAATTTTTTAAATTTTGTTCATCAACTAAATTACCATCTTTATCAAAAGCTTTTATTTTTAAAGTTCCTTGCCAATTTAACATACTACTAAACTCCCATCTACATAAGTTGAACCACTAGGTAATGGACATGCCAATACTGTTTCAACATCTACTTCAGATATACTAGCAGTTTCTGTGCCGCCATCAGCTCTAACAACTAACACTTCTTCTGTGTCTATGTTTTCTGATATTTCAATAAACGCATCAGAAATCTTGTCATCTATATCTCTAATAAATGATTCAAAAGTATATTCTGGTGGAGAAGCAACGCACTTAACATCATAAAATGTAATACCATTTCTAAATCTTATTCGTATATGGTCAATAAGAAATATGCCAGATATATCTTGGTCAAATAATTGAAAATCTAAAACTTGTCCAGCTCTTAATCTTTCTGGACTGTTTTTAGTAGTAGTAAAACTAAGTAATGTACTTGTTTGTGCAAATCTATCTAGGTAACTAGCAGCTACATCAATAGCAGCTTCTGAACCTTTAATACCAGATTGTGTAGTTGCAGCATCAACATAACCAGTTGTGCTTCCACCTTCTAACGTAGCGATTCTATCTACTTCTGCATCATCTCTTGCTAATGCTACTAATTGATATTGACCTTTATATGTTATTCGTAAAGAATCAGAACTTCCTATTGCAGTATCTGTAAACTCTTGTACTAACTCTGTTGAACCTAACGACATATACCAATGCTTACCAGTATCTATACCACGAATACCTACATCTTGTGCTACATATCCAGAACCAGTATTAATTTCTACTGTTGGTATCTCGTTAAATGGATAACCAACGTTAAAAGTTTGTCTTGTACCATCTCCTGTAAAAAACTCTTCTTGTGTATCTGTAACGTTTTTAACATTTGTTACGAACTGGCTATTCCTGTATTTAAAGTTTGCCTTGTCAAAAAATGGCATTGGATTTGTAAGAACATCTGCATCACGAACTGAGAAGGGTGCATCATTAGAAGTACGTTCATAAAAATTAAGCGCTTTATTTTCATCAACATACCAAACTGCATTTGTGTATTCTGATAATGTTCTCATAGCTCTATCTCCATTGACATAGTTAAAAACCATTTGGTCAACAAAAGCTAAATCATCTATGTTGCCCGCAGTTACACCTTCTGCACTAAAAACGTTACTAATTAAATCTCTGACTATATCTCCAGCAGTTGAGTTTGTATACCCACGTGCAACTATTCTTTTATCTACAAAAAAGTGATTGTCAGCACATTGTAACTTCCAGATTCTTTGTGTAGGACTTATTAATTGTGCTACTGGTTTAATAATTACGCCCTTAAATGCTATATCTCCATTAGTATCGGTAACTTGTACTGATTGAAATGGCTCAAAACTAAAGAAAGAACCGCCAGCTTTGTCATCAAATATATGAATGATTGCACTTGACCTACGCTCTGCGTTATCATCAATTATTAATTTATTTTCTAACGCATTATAATTTGCGCCACCGATATTAACTACAACACTCATTAAATTACTCTAAAACGATTATTAAGTTGTAATCTATCGTTAATTTCTTCCATGTTTTTATCTGCTCTTGCCTGTGCATCTAACGATGGGTCTATGTATATTTTATTTTCTACTGTTGGTGCAAGGAATTGAGTTACCGCAGAAGTTCTTAAACTTGCTTGGTCTGCTAAATCTAATCTAGGTAATATGTTCTTTGCGGCATTAGATAAAGCTGCATTTTCTAATGCAGTTAATGTAACACCATTGACATTTGCCATACCCATACCTATTGATGCGCCACCATTACCGCCACCTAATATAACTTCTGGTGTTTTTGTTTTATTAGCGCCAGAAGAATCATCATTACCGCTTGAAGAATCATCAGAATCATCGTTATTGTCAAAATGTTCTCTATCTTCATTTAACAACTGTGATTTAAAAGCATCTGACTGACTGTATGAACCTAATCTGTCAAAAGCAGATAAGTCTAATCCTAAAGAACTGAATAAAGCGTTAATTTCTTGATTATTCAAGCCCATTACTGATTTAAGAGTTTTTCTTGCTTCATCCATAACCCCTCTGTCTTGTGCGGTTAATAATGCAGCTTGCATGTTTAATCTAGCTTCAGTTAATTCTAATCTCTCTGCATCTGTATCTATAGCAGCTTCATTTCTTGCAACTGTTTGTGTTGATATTTCTGTATTTAATTTTTTCATTTGTTCTGATGCTTGCATGTAAGCACGTGTGGACATAGTGGAGTTACTTATTGCATCTGCTAAATTCTGTTGTACGTTAGCAAGTTCTATTGTTACATCTTTAGAAGTTGCTTGTCTGTTTTTAAGTTCAGTAAGTCTTACTTGTTGTTGTTTAATACCTAATTCATCTCTTGCATCAGCTTCTTCGCCTTTTTCATCTCTTTGCATAATTGCATCAGCTAAATCTAATTCAGCAGAAGCAATTTCTAATTTAAGGTCTAAACCATTTTGTTGTTGTTTTAATAAACCTTCTTCTTGTTTTTGTAGTTTAGAGATTTGCGCTAGTTCTAATGCAGTCTGAACTTCGCCTTTACCAGCTTCTTCGTTAATAATCTTTTGTAGTTCAGCACGTTTTGCATATAATTTATTTAGCTTTTCTTGTTCAGCAGCTTGCCTGCCTTCTATTGTCATAACGTTTTGTATTGCACTTGTTAAACCTATCATCGCAGCAATACTTTCATTAGCTATTGCATTTTGGTTTAAAAGTTTTTGTGTGTTTTTATCTAACTCTATTGAGTTCTTTTGTAAAGCATCGGAGTTTTCTTCTGTAGATTCTGTAAATCCATCTGTACTACCAGTAGCAGCGCCAGTTGCGTTTTCATAAGAATACATTTTATAAATATTTGAAGTAAGTTCTCCTTCTAAAGCAGAAATTTCATCAGTAACTCTTGATATACCACTTTCTAATTGCCATGTTTGATAACTTGCTGCTTTTTGTGCTTCTAAGTTTTCTAACTGTGCTTTTTTAGCAGCAATAGTTTCTCTTATCTCATCTTGTCTAGCTCTACTAAATCCAAAAGCTGCTTGTGTCATATCATCGTAAACTTTTTGTTGGTCGATTCCTATATCTTTACCTTCTTGTAAAGCTATGTTGTAAGCTTCTTGTGGTGGAACTCCAGCTGCGATTGCTTCATTTAATCTAAAAAGTATGCCTTCAGCACTTTTAGCAGAACGTAAATAATCTTCTTGTCCAGCAGTCAAAAGACCAAATGCGTTCATAACAAATTCTGCTGCTTGTGATAATGCTTCTAATAGTGGTATAAGTGTTACATCTAAAATAACTATTACGCCTTTTAATGCGCCAGATAATACGCCAGCAAACACGCCAGCCAGTAATTGAACTATAGGTGCAAGTGCTTCAATAATATCATTGAGTGGTCTGACCGCTGGCATAACTGCCTGCAAAATTACTGATACTAAATCAGCAAGTGAAGTCATTACTGTTTTAAATGCTGGCATTAAAGCTCTTACTGTTGGTATTAATTCTGAAAATAATGGAAGTAAGTTAGCGCCAACTTCTGTCTTAGCTTCTTTAAACTCTGCACGTAACATACGCATCTGGTTTGCAGCGCCAGCAGCTTCTCGACCTAACTGACCTTTTATATGACCCATCTTCTCTTCAATAAGAAGTAAAGATGCGGAAGCTTTTTCTTGGTCTGTTAGTAATCCTACTGAAGCTTTACCAGTTAGGTTCATTGCTTTTTGTTCGATTTCAGTTTGTCGAAGTACGATACCCATTGATTTAAGCATCTCACGCTCTCCTGTTAAAGCTTTGGTTATTGCCTGTGCTGGAACTACTGCGCCTTCTTGAATATTCATAAATGCAGCAAGGTCGCCAGATAAACTTAAAATGTTTGTGGACATATTAGCAGCAGCATCTGAAGTAAAGCCCATACCTTGAATAATAGAACCAGTTACCGCCATCTGTTGTTGCATCTCTGCTTTTGTCATACCAAAAGCATGTGCCATCTGATTTACATAACGTGTAACTTCTTGTGTTGCGCCACCAAAAGTAATTTCAAACGCAGCTGCGGACTCTTGCGCTTCCAATGCAAGGTTAGCCATCTCCATTGTTACATCAGCTACTGCTTTACCTACTGCAATAACTGCTGCTACTTTAAAAGCACGACCAATAGTCTTACCAAAATTAGAAACTGAATTTGTGCCTTTATCTAAATCTTTTTTTGTTCTTTTGGCTTCATCGCCAGTTTTATCGATTGCTTTAGTTGCTTTATCAAAAGATTGTTTTGCTTCATCTCCAAAGTCATCTGCGGATGCAGCAGCTTTCTCTAAATTCTTTTTAGCTTCTTTTAATGCAGACTCAAAATTTCTATCATCGACTGTAAGTATTGCGTTAAGTTCGCCAACTGTTAAAGCCACTAGCTAATCTCCAAACTGTTGTTTAAGAAATTTATCCAGTTGCTTACTTGATGTAATTTCACTTTGTCCACTTTGTACTTTCTGTTGTTCATACTTATGTAACTCTACAGTTACGCTTGCGCTGCTTAAACAATTATATAACAAAATGAACCTGCGCCACGACATGCCAGACTTTAATTCTGACATTAAATCTATTCGATACTCTCTTTGAAAATCAGCTTCAATAGAAGTCCAATTTTGGAAGAACTTCTTTACTTGTCCTTGTCGGATTTGTTTTTCTGCTGCGCTTTCACTTTTGGGTCAACACCACCGCCTACTAATCCATATCTTTCAAGTATATCTTGTAAGACATCATTTAATTGTGGTAGGGTCATCCCTTTGTTAAGCCAGTCATCTATTACTTGTTTGCCAAATAAAGCGTTTAATAATCCGCCTATATCATTAGCCCCAAGTTGCTCATCTGCGCCTTTGCCTGCTGAAATTTTTGTAATTTCCAACATGAACGCAGCAGAAATAGTCGCTGGTACTTCATAAGTTACATCAAATATTTTGTATTTAATGGGTTCTTCTTGCTTCTCTGCCCATGCAGCATCGAAGTCTTTAAACTCGCCACTCATATTTACTACCTAACTACTAAACGTCAGTATATGTTACTGCGCCTGTTGCTCTGATAGTAGCACTCCATGTCATAACGTTATTGACATCTCCAGCAAGTGTGAATACACATGTGCCAGAAAATTCAATAGTTGAACCACCATCTGTTGTTAACTTGAAATTGATTGCAGCATCTGCTTTACCATTATCATAAAGAACTTCTTGACCAGCATCTATAGCGCCTGTGCTATCATCTTCTAGCCAGAATCCATTGAGTGAAAACTCAATAGCTCTTCTAATTACTTTATGCTCGGTTGCAGTTCCGCTACCAAAATCAGTTACATCAGCATCAGTTGGACTGTTAGACATTGAGAAGTCAGTTATACCATTAATACTGGTATAAGTTCCCCCACCATCTGTGGATGCTTCCCATGAAGCAGTTTTAGCTGCTACTTTTGCATTTGCCATCTATTCTCTCCTATTAACTAATTGTAACTTCTGTTACTTCCTTCATCATAGACTTCAATTTGAAAATTGACTGTCCATTCGTGCCTGCCATTGTCATCACGACCAATGTCTATTGGCGTGTTTTGCGCAATAACTTTTATAACACGACTACCACTAAATATTAGCGTAGTATTTGTAAGTCCTAACAATTCATCATAGATTTCTTTTGCTATGTTATAACTTACTCTTGGGTCTTTAGTACCACGAACTCTACATTGAACATTTATATCGCTAAATGGATTCAAGTCATCTCCAGTACCGCCATACTCGCTTACCATAACTACTGTATCTGGACTATCTGGCATAACTGAAATAAAAACATTACCACTAACTCCAGTAGTATCAAAACTACATGATGTTATATTGTCGCCTATCCACTCTGCTACTTCTGAAGCTAACATTATTTAATATCCCCCTTCATAACTCTCTTCATAATCTCTAACGCATTTTTGGAGTTTTGTTGTAAAGGAAGCTCTAAGTATTTAGCTATACGACCTTCTGCGTGTCTGTACCCTAACTCTTCGTGTTGTTTAATTGCGTAGGGTGTGTCGTAATAAACATAACCAGTTGTTTTGTTATCTTGATTAACAAGTTTTACTCCAGCAGATTTCTCTAACATACCAGTATCTTTTGGAACTACTTTTATAGATTCTTGCTTAATAAATTCTAAACCTAAAGTAACTGCTTTTTCTTGCGCAGTAAGAACCTTTTTGCGGACATCATCTCCGAACCACTTAACGTTGTAATACTTAGCCATTAGTTAGAATCTAATCCTAAATCTACTTCTTTGTGTGATATGTGGGTAAAACCCATTATGGTATCTACACCTAATACGTAATAAGTTATAGAACCTTCATCTCCATCTGACCAAACAATTTTATCGCCAACGTTTATGTCTTGTGTACCTTTACAAAATAATCTAGCGCTTGTAATTCTTTCATCGCCTGTATCTGTACTGATTCTTTTTTTAGATGGTTCTATTCGACATCTAAACTCATCTTCTGCGGTTTCGTAAACTTCTCCATAAGCAGAAGAACCTTGTTTAGAATATCTTGACACCTTCATTGTTAATAATGGCGAAATTATATTGTGATACTGTACCATTATTCATACACTTGGTCATCGGTAATCGCTTTAGGTAAACTGTCATCATAGTTGTAAAAGATTGCTGACCTATAGCCATAGAAGCCATGATTAACTAAAATTCTTTTTGCTCTTGGTGCTAAATCATCTGGTGCTTTATCTAATTGAAGTGAACCTAAAGATATTTTTCCATGAAGTTCTAACATATCGAAATCATCAATACCTAACTCGACCATATATTGCATCTGAAATGCAGTTGCATCTCTTAAAATATCGTGAACATCTGTATTAGTTGGGTTGCCTTCAGTATCAATTTTAAATGCAACATTAATGTGAAAATCTAATATATCTGATGCAATTTGAAGCTTTGCTAATGTTACTGTTTCTTGTGTAGCGTTACCACCAGTAATACTTTCATATTCCGCAACTGTGCAGTAACTTGGTCTTAAATAAACTTTATTTGGCATACTACTCTTCCTCTATACTCTTTAACTTTTGTGGTGCAGCTCTTCTTTTTCCAGTTTTAGTTTTCCATGCCCCGCCAGCTTTATCTGGTGCTTCGATAGATTCAATCTTTTTACGCATGTGCTTAGGTATTAAAGAATCATCCTCAAAAAAAATGGCTTCGCCATTAAGCATGTACCAGCTCATTCTTCTTCTGCTTTAACTGAAACTTCTTCTTTAACTTCTATTTTGTCAGCATCACTTACTGGTTTCCATCCAAACTTTAAAGCTTGTTTAACATTAAAACCTTTATGAATGATACCTTTATCATCTATAAAATCCATGTTGTGATTATAACCCATAAAAAGAAAAGACCACCCAATTTAATGGATGGTCTTAACTTAAAATGTATTACTACTTAGACCGCAGCAATATCTGTAATTTTTCCATGTGCGTTTGGATTTCCATATTTCAATCCAATTTCTCCATAGATTTGGAACTTCTCTGAAGCGCCATCTTTTGCAAGTGGCTCAACAAATAAGAATCCCTTATCTGGAACGTTCATGAATACTGGAGAACATAGTTCAGCAGAAACTACCATTAATTCGGTTGTTGGCATGTGTCTGTTCAAAAGAACGTTAACTTTACCAAAATCAGTTTCTATTGTTGTTACGTTTACTCCTGCAACGTTTCTTGACTCTTCACGATAGTTTTTGTCAGTAACAAAAATATCTGTTAATTGTCTTTTTACGTTAGCGTTAGCCATGAGTGTTGCGGTTTCTGAAACTGCGATTCCGCCATCTTCCCATATTGCTTGCATTAAGTCTAAGACTCCATCTTCGGTTAATGCTTGGTCTGTACCAGTACCATCTCCTGCATCATCGTTATAAACGATGTTTCCAGCAGCTTCTAAAATACCTCTGGTTTTTCTTTCAGATGTATTGTCTGCTGGGTCTACAAATGTTCCTTGTAAGAATGAATACTCTGCATCTCTTGCGATTTGCTTTAGCATTTGCTCTACTTGAAAATCCATTTCGTTTGTTACTGGATTATCTCCTTGTATATTTTCGCCACTAAATGCGCCAATAGCTGCAAGTTTTGAATAACTTACTTCAATCACTTCTTGATGAATTTGGCAGATGTTAAAATAGTTAGCTCTTACTCTTGCTTCAGCAGTTGGTGCTGATGCGCCTTCAAGTGCTACGTTTTGCCCTGCGCTTCTCAAATCATAAGCTTGCCATTGGAAGGTTGGAGAAGTAGTGCTTTCGCCACCACTTAATCCACCGATTAGCGACAAAAATGGTGTGTCGGAAGGTGTCAACTCAAATAAATCTCCCACGTAATTTGGAAGGTTAAAAGTTGTACCTTGTCCTGTGATTCCTGCCATTTCTGGTTATCTCCTTCTAATCAACTTGTTAAATTAATACTTATCTTTTATTGCTCTTTTGTAAGCTCTAAAAGTCTTTGGGTTTTTAATGCCCTTGCTTCCTTCATTTTCTTATCAGCTTCAAGTTGTCTAATCCTTGATTCTGTATCAAGTGGTTGAGAACTTGTACTCATATCCGAACCACTCTTTGCAACTGAAGTGGAAGCTTCAGATGCTGCTAATGCTGGTTTACTCTCAACTGCTACTTTTACAAGTTCAGCTAATTTAGAACTAAGTTCTGTATCATCTACATCTAGTTCTGTTAACTGACCTTTAGCCATCAAGTAAGACCATGTTAGCTCTTCATCTGCGCCTTCAGTCTTAACAACGTTGCCAAATGCTTGCATTAACTTTAAGCTAGTGTTTTCACTTTGCAGCTTCTCCACTTTTTCCGCTAAAGCTTCTGCGTTGTTAGCATTATCTTCTTCTACAAAACCTAAAGCTTTACCAAGATTCTGAATTAAAGAGTCATACTTCTCTTCAGTTTCTTTTTTCTCAACTCTAAACTTTGCAGCTTCTTTGTTCGCCCTCTGTATTCGCTTATCAAGTTCATCATTAGAAGAATTGTCGCCATCGACTACCGCTTCATCAGATGTAACTGCAACTTCAACATCTACGTTTTCAGCTGCGCTATCTACTTGGGTATCTTCTTGCACTTGTTCAGCTTGCTCATTTTCTGACATTATCACTACTCCTGTTAGTTGTCTAAATACATCGAACCTGTCGATGTAGTGCTTACTGCTATATATTAGACCTAATAGTGTAAAGTATATGAGTTTTTGGGTATGTTTTTATTCCAACAATGTTTGGATTCGTTCCAATGTCTTTTAGGATTTTTGTCATTACGTAATAACCATGAAGTCATATAGGTTGCATCGTAAGGATTAAATGGATTTAGATTTTCTCCAACTTTTGATTCAATCCATTTTTCAGTTTTTTTAAGATATTGCCAGATTCCTTTAGCGTTAGCAGAAGATACTGCATATTGATTTCCAGAAGATTCGCAGAAGGTTGTTGCAATAGCCCATAAATAATCTTCTTCTTTAAGATATAGTTCAAACGCGTGATGATATTCTTGTGTGTGATATGCTGCTTCTTGATACCATTTACAATCTTGATAGTCAGATAAAAATTGCGGCGTGATTGCCGCAATTCCTATTAAGCACGAAATAATCATTAGTTTTTCAACTCGTATTGACCTTTGTCAATATATTCTTTGGTACTCTTGTCATAACTGTACCTTCTTGGTTTGTCAGCTTTAAAGTCTGCATATAACCATCCGCCATGCGGGTCTGCATACTCATAAGATTCTGGCTCAAACATATCTGCTCTTACTTTT